TTTTTTCATCCATCATTATAGCACACCACATATGTGCCTTGTTGATTTCTTTAATTACTTCTTTGCTTAATGCTTTTTTTATTGCTCTGTTAGGATTCATCAAATATAGTTTTTTGGTTTACATTTTGTTTTCTTGTTATTCCTACTGCTGTTTCTAATATTGTTTTACCAGCTTCATAATCTACTAAGTTTCTTGCTATTTTACCTTTATCTTGTTTTCCTTTATATTTTTTTATTAAAGAACTTACATCGTGAAACTCCATAAATGCATCAACTACCCCTTTTTGCTTTGTGTTCATATTCATATGAGGTGCTTTTCTGTTACTTAGCTTATTTGGTAAATTAAAATTAGTCCAGTATAAATGCCTTTCTCGTTTATTAGCTAATATTAATGGTTGGTAATATGGTACTACATTTTCAACAACATATTTACCTTTAAAAAAAGTTTGCAAAAATATAATTTCTTGATAAAGCATCATATCTGGATATCTTATTTTACCCATTGCATTAAGAAAATGATTTGTTATAGAATGACTTGGGCAAGGTGGTGAACTCCAAATAAAATCGAATTCTTTATAATGGTCTAATAAATATTGGTGAGCATCTGCAACTATTACTTTGTCATTAGGAAACCTTTCTTGATATAACCTTGCACATTCTTCATCTAATTCTACTGCTGTTACTTCAATATTTGTAACCTCATCCCATTTGTACCTGTTACCACCTAAACAAGCATATAAATTTAATATCTTCATTTTATATATAGTTTTCTTATTTGTTCGCCAAGTTCTTTATCATTAGGATACAACTCACAATAGTGTTTAATTATGTTTTGATTAATCCTTTGATGAGGATGCGTATAAACACTATCTTTTACTTGACGGTATTTATTTAAATCTTTTTTCACAATCCACAATATCCTGAATCACATTCGTTAAAATCATCATCAAATAAATTTACTTGTTTTAATGAGTTTTTTATTTTTTTGTAGCTTGTTCCATTTTTAAATGTTCTTATGTTATAACCAGTTTCTTGTTCAGCATTAATAAACCATTCAAATTTATTAGGGTGCCTTGAACTCATATGTTTTAATAATACTTCGCTTCTATGAAAGCATCCTACGCAATTATTCATATAAGCAAATCTTACAGGTTTATCTTTCCAATATTCTTCAATAGTATCTTTAAAAATTGCATCTTTTATTAAAGGAAAGTTTGGTTTCTGCCATTCTATATTTTCCCATCTATTTCGTTTTCCGTTTTTACTTTTGCCGACAATAGTTTTAAAAGTTGTGTTCCCATTTTCATTAACCTTTGAAAGCATTGACTTTGCTCTGCTTTGCTCATTGGCTCTAAATCCAATTCTCATTTCTACAACTTCATTAATGTTATTTTGCCACCAATTAAATAATGGGGTTAATTTCATTTCAGTAGTACAAAACCTTTGAGTAACATTAGGCAAATATTTTTTATCTTTTCTAATTATAATTTTATCAAATGTTTTGCCAGTAACCCAATGTATTTCTTGACCTATAAACTGCTCTAAATCTAATATGGTATTTATAATAACATCATCTTCTAATGTTCCTATAAATTCTTTGCCAATCTTGTCGCTTACCATCTGCCTTACTTTAGCATCTGGGTACATACAGTTTTTATCATCAGTTCTTACTAATGCAAATACATTATAATCAGCTGGATAGTTAGCTGCTATATACGCTGATGTTTTACCGCCAGATATGCTATTTACGGTTTTCATAATACTTTGAACATATTGCTATAGCTTGGTCGCTTTTATATCCTTCTTTAATAACTTCAGGTACACATCTGTACATAAAATCTTTTTTCTTTTCGTTTGGTTTTGGTGTAGGCATAATTTATCTATTTATCATTTTCATTAAAATACAAATCAATTAATCTTAGTAAAAACATTCCTGTAAGTATTGCTACAAAATGCGATACTAATAGTAAACAGTATATATAATTCATAACTAAAATTTATTTAATTCTTCTAATTTATTAATTTTTACTTTCAATTTTGCATTATCTCTATATGAAATTGCATTATCAAGTTTAAGTTTTCTAAGCATCTTTGTTAAATCTCTAATCTCTTGGCTTAACTCTAATATCAATTCTAAGGTATCTTTAAGCGTTTCTAAGGCTTCCAATTTACCTTTTGGTACTTTACCCTTATCGCACTCGTGCATCGCCCTTATAATTAAGATATCTAATTTGTTTTTTCTAAGTAATAGTTCTAATTCATCCATAGTATAGTTTTTAGTTGTTAGTTTTTAATGCGTTTATTCCTCCTATTGTAAAACCCATTCCTGAGTTATAGTCAAAGCGTAACGGTTCAGATAAATTTGTACATCTACCACCAGTTTCTTTATCCTTAATTTTTTCTATTCTTACTTCTGTCATCATCCATAAGTCAGGGTGGTTAAGCAATCTGTGTACAGAAATAAAGTCATCACATCTGTTAGCAAATACTTGGCCGCCTTCAACATCAGATTTTTTACAGGGTTGTATATATCCTTCTAATAAATGTCCAGCTGGATATACTCGCCTTGCTGATTCTGTTTGTGGGTGAGTATTGATATAAACAGTTTTTTTAGTTTCATTACAAAATTGTCTAACATCATTACAGAACTGATAATTTCGTTCAAACTGGTTAACACTTCTATTGTGGTTCATTCCTGTAAATGGGTCAATTAAACAATTATCACAACCTGATTCTTTAAATAGTTCAAATAGTTGTTTATGGTCGTATACTTTAGAATTATCAATAAATTTAAAATACTTACTAATCTGATTATTATTAAATCTTATTTCTTCTTTAGTTAATTCATTTAGTTTTTTACCAGTATACATTTGAATTAAATCTCTAATTAATTGTCCAGCTTTGTTTTCACCTGACCAAATAATGTGTTTAATCTTATGGTGTTTAGTTAAGCATAAAAAGTAGTATAATATCCAAGCAGTTTTACCTACGTTATCCAATCCAACTATTACGTTAAAGTTTCCTTGTTTGTATCTAATGTAATTATCTAAATCAGTATTTATTCCTAAACCAAGTTTTATTTTACCTTCTTGAAACTTATATAAATAATCTAATGAATCTTTATTTTCTAAAATCATTTCTTTAAAAGGTTTTTTAATTCATCATCAACTTGTAAATTTGGGTCGGTAAATTGTTTTTCCCCTACAACCCCTTTTATCTTTTCTTTTCTTATCTTATCTTTTCTTATCTTAATGCTTGAGCCATCCTCAACCCCCACCCTTGAGCCACCCTCAACCCTCGCTTGGTTTGAAGCTCTTAATTCAGCAGATATTAAACCACCTTTTTTACCGTTTTTTACGTTAGCTTCGTGTCGTTTTTTACGTTCTTTTAATTGTGAATCTAACCAGCTTATATTAATGTATTCACCATCTGATTTAATTAATCCGTTATCTAACAATGAATTGTATGATTCTTCTGGTATTATTCTTTTAATCTGTTGTGTTTTTAGTTTGCAATCTTGCGCCCAATAAAAGCAACAAGCTTTCATAAATGCGCCTTGTTCTTCATAGCTTAAAAAGCTAATGTTTCCTGTAATCCATTGTGATGGATAAAATTTAAAGTATGGTAGTTCTTTCATAGTTTATTTAGTTAGTTCGTTTAAAGGTAATATAATTCCTTTTGATGTGTTGTTGTCACCACCAACTACATCTCTTGTAGTATTAATATATTTTCTACAAATCTGTTTAAGTTTATTGGTTTCTATTATAATAATATTTTCATTACTAATTACAAAAGCATACCATTTAGCTTGTGTTTTACTTATACCACTTGGTTTATTTCTGCACTCATATTCTACAAATACATTGCCAGTTGATTTATTTTTAATAGCATCTTTATCAGTTTTCACTTCAATGGTATCACCTTTTAATTTTAAAATATCAGCAAGTAAATTTTCACCTTTGTTACCTAATTTTAAATCGTGTTTAAAGTCGCTATTATACTCCATAATATGCTTGATGTTTTTCTTCGTATTGTTCGTAAAATAGTTTTTCTAATTGGCTTAGTGATTCCCAAGTATATAACCTATCAAAAGTAATAGAATCACCTTTAGGCAACTCTACTACTTCTTTTTTAGGTTGTTCAAAATCAATATACTTAAAACCTTTTTTAGATGGCTCAAATGCACCAGCAATAGTTGTAGATTCAAACCCCCATTGCTCAGCAATTTCAGGTATGGTATATCCTTCAATTATTAATTCTTGTATAAGATTTGAAAGCGATTTTAAACCCTTCATCATTTAATAGTTTTATAGTTTGTTTATATTTAAAAGGGTAAGTCGCTTTCTTCTTCAACAACTGATTCTTCTTGTTTATTACTATCAGCTTTAAATACCTTCCACGCACTTAATGCAGTATAATATGAACCCTTCCATTCGTTTGTAATTACGTTAAATTCAACATCAACTACATCGCCTTTAGAATTGTATTGTAAGAACTTGTCTACTTTTTCTTCTCCAAAGATTTCAAAGCAATATAGGTTATTATATTCTTCTTCTGTTTTAACTAAGAAAGAAGTTTTCTTCCAATCTTTACCAGCTTTTGTTGTACCTGTTTTTGTATCAAGTATGTTTTCTATTTTTCCTGTTACTTTCATTTTTATTTATTTTTTATTTATTTTTATTTTATTGTATGCTTTATTAAATAATTCCATATGTAATTTATAATCTTGTTTTGAAAATTGATTTTTATCTAATTGTTCATTATAATTATCTAATGCTCTTAAAATAAGTTTTATTTCATAATTATCTAACTTACACATTTCGTTACGCATATTTTGAATAAATTTTTTACCATCATTTTCAGATTTAATTATTTCTATTATATCTTCTCTTATATATGCCATATTATTTTCTTGGTCAATTTTTAAATATTTACTATAATCAACTTTACCTGTTAGTTTTGTAATTTTTACTTTATCTTTCATTTTGTTTGTTTTTTATTTGTTTTTATAATATCCGTTATTTAATCTTTCTTGAACAAGTTCTTCGTATTGTTCATCTATTAAATCAAAAAAATCTATTGTTTCTTCTTCATCCATAATTTATTATTTAATCTTCGTTGTATGCTAATTCTTCTATTTCTTCTGAATACCCTTTAGGTTTACCATCCCAAGCTTTATATTTACTTACAAGATCAATGTAATCTAAGTAACCAGCTTCAATCATATTATCACCTAATTTAAATACTTTAATGTTATAGGGTATTGATTTTTCTACTGCTATAATATAATATTTAGTATTTGGTGGATAGTTTTCAAGATACATAGCACCCTGCATTTTATAATCATTATAATA